ACTGGTGCTTTAACCTGTGTTGCTGCGACTTGTTGATTTGCAGGAGTTCTAATCTGATCTGGATCTTGTTCTCCCGTTTTTTGTCTTTGATTATAAAACTTTAATTTTCCTTTTTCTGTTTTTGCGACAAATTCTCCACGAGGATCCACCCATCCACCGTGACCATCACTTTTGAGTCCAAGTTTTCTTGCCTGTGATGATGCCTGTGATTCCGTTGCTTCAGATAGAAATTGGAAAAACTTCTTCATATTGTGTTTTGATATACTTTTATTTATTTGATTAGTATATCTTTAAAAATGGACCATTTGCAGAACCAAACTCTTTCTTTGCTCCATAATACAAAACTCTACACCAATCTTTCATTTTATCTTTCTTAGATATTTGTACCCAAGTATTGGCCCATTCCATAGCAATAAGTTTTGAAGAGAATCTTCCAGCAGAACTTCTATCACTTGTGTTTGTTTCATATATGATTGCATTCTCTAAAACTTCTTCAAAAGTATCTCCAATTTTTTTACCATCCTGATATACAGCAACTTCACCAAAATCTACCATAGAATTATTTTTTAATTTATTATACATATCTACCCAATATTTTTTATCAGTATCATTCCATTTTCCTAAAGCAGGAATATGTGGGTGTTTAGTTGCCGATGATGGTCTAGTCATTCCAAGATCTGAAAAGAACTTATCCATAGCAACACTAGAAACTTTTCCAAGTTTTGCACCAGAATCTTTTCCTTTGGGAGTTAAATCGGTTTGAACTACATTCCTTGCTTGAGAATACTGGAAGTTTCTAGATTGCCCGTGGATTTGTCCTCCCGATTCGGTTTTCAAATCAAATCCAAGTTCTCCAGTATCAAATAAAAAGTTTGCTTTTTTACCTAAAGTAAGAGTACATTTCAATGAACGTGGAATAAGGTCAATGTCAATTCTTCCCGCTTTATCACCACCCATATTTGCCAACTCTGCGCTGGCAACTTTTTTGTTCTTTGATATTGCCTTTAAAGAAACTCCAATTAATACTTTATCTTGCAGTGCTTCTTTCATATAAGTATTCAAAAGAGAAAGGTTTGCTTGCTTACTAATTCCATCAATATTGGTAAGTTCTTTTATCGTACCCTCAACAGATCTCTTCATATTTTTTTTAATCATAACAATATCCATAGGATTCCATCTGTCTTTAACAGAAACTCCACAGTCCTTTTTAGCAATATCTTCAATATAAGGCATTATTCCAGTATCTCTAGAATATTCGTATCCTTTATTTGACCCTAGAAATTTCTTTAATGCTGCTGCCTGTTTCTGATATGTTTCTTTCCATTCGGCATTATAACCATCATAAACTTTTAACATAACTACATCTGATGGTTCTTTTCCAGTTTCAATTACTGATTCAAAAAAAACTTTTGAACCATTTTCTTGTTTAGCAGTTTCTGTAGCATTAGTAGCCATCAGTTATTAATACTTTTTAAGTATTTAGAATTTATCTCTCATCTCTTAATACTTTAATGAATATTTTATAAATCTCCTTTGACCCGATTTTCACTTCGGAACACATCAAAAGTTCCTTCTGGGTATCTTGCCGAAAGTTTCTCAAAGTTCATTTGTAAGACTTCCTCAAAGTTAGTATCAAGGGCCATACAGGCTTGTGCGATATACCAACAGATATCACCGAGTTCTCTCTTTAGGTGAAATACATTTTCTTCATTATAAGGTTTTCCCTGAAGAATAATCTTCTTTACAACTTCGGTGAACTCACCTGCCTCGGCACTCATACCAAATGCGGCAGTTATAAGACGAGGAATATCAGCATCATTCTCAACCTCAAGTTCGGTCATACGAGCAAGAAGTGCTGCGAAATCACTACTTGCAGGACTTGTGGTCTCACGAACGAATTCAATATATTTTTTTGTGTCGATGGTTTTTGATTGATTTTCGGTAGTCATACAATAAAAGGTTCTAATTCGGATTGGGGTAGAATTTTTTGTTCGGAAAGTTGTAAATCATCTGCTAGTTTTATACAAGAGACATTTACAGTTTCTGGATTAATATTTTTAATTTGACGATATGTTCTGTTTTCTCCAAGTTCGACCAGCATTATAGCATCTTTTATACTTGCACAATCAGAAATTTTTTTACCATTTTTATCAAACACAGAATAATAATTCAAAACTTAAATCCCTCAAATGATTTTTTAGGTTTTCTTTGTTCTTCATCATTATACTCATCTTCTTTACCAGAGTCAAGTATATCTTTTTGAGCATCTTGCTCTACATCATAAAGTCTCATTTTGGCACGATCAATACCAACAACAAATCTTTTATTGACTGTTGGATCATTATATCGGTTCTTAAGTTGCTTGACTAATATCTGTCCAAGATTCTCAAGTTCTTCTGTAGATATGAGGGCAAACATCAGATCGGCAGTTGCAGGAAGACCAAAGGATTCTGAAGTATCGGTTAGTTCAACATCAGAAGAACCAAAACCACTTCTTGTAGTCTGTGTCGCAGAAACAATCGGTACATTAAACTCCACAGCAAGTCCACGAAGTTCTTCTGCGATTGACTTTACAAGTGTATAAGAGTTGATGTTACTACCACCTTTAAATCTTGATGAAGAACAAATATTCAAATAGTCAATAAAGATAATATGAGGTCTGAATGATTTCTTAAGTGCCAACTCATTTAGAAGTGCCTTAAAGTGTCCCGAATGTGCAGATGCAGTTGGATACTCCTTAATGATAAATGTACCCTGTGTTTTCTTCGCAAGACTATTCACCTTTGTCTCAAACATTTGTTTGGGCAACTCATTAAGTTGTTGAATAGGAATGTTCAGAAGGTTTGCATCAATTCTTTCAGCAATACGTTCCTCTGCCATTTCAAGAGTGATGTAGAGAACATTCCTGCCTTGTAGTAAGACGGAAGCAGCCACATGACACATAAAGAGACTTTTTCCAACACCTGTACCAGCAAGAGCGATATTGAGAGTCTTATTAGGAAGACCACCTTTTGTAATTTTGTTAAAAAATTCCAGGTCGAATTCAATTTTTTCCTCCTTTCGGTGATAAGATTCATATCTTTTCTCATAATCTAACAGATAATCGTGTCCGATGTTTGGATCAAAAGATACAGCAAGAGCATCAGAAAGAATTGATGGAATACTATCACGATTTTTCTTTTCATCCTTACCATCTGCAATATGTATGGATTCCATCAGAGCAATATATATCGCACGATCACGACACCACTTTTCGGTTGTGTTGACTAACCAATCAATCTCTGTAGGATCATCATCAAGATTCTCAATCAAATTTGAAATTTGCTTGAAACTATCCTCATTAATATCTTTACGATTTTCAACTTCAATAGAAAGAATTTCCTTTGTTGCAAGTTGATTATATTTTTGAACGAAGTTTAGAATCTCTTCAAATATAACTTTTTGACTTGTATCCTCAAAATATTCTGCCTTAATAAAGGGAAGGACTTTTCTTGTAAACTGTTCATTATGTAAAAAGTTTCTTAAAATCAAAAACTCAATCTTGTCCATCACTTACTTTATGCTGTGGGTTGTTTGGAGAATGTAAAATATCAAATACAAATGTTATTCTGACTTCATCTGCGATATTAACTGTTCCGTGTGGTAATTTATTATTAAACCAAAAAAGTGTTCCTGGGTCAACTATAACAGTTTCGTTTCCAACAAAGTATTGATATCTTCCCGATATTGATAAATGATAACGATCTCTTGTAAGATAGTAAGTTCCTTCATCAATATGTGCTCCGACAATCTCATCAATCGGAAGAGAAAGAAATCCACATCTGTGAATTTCTTCACCACCAAATTCTTTTTTTAGAATTTTTCTTATTTCACTATGATGTTGATATGCAGGAGTCTTGGTGCAAATTTCAGAATCTCCAACAAGTTGTCCTGGTTTTTCAATACCACCCATTATCAATTGAAGAACATCAACACTTGTAATATGAGTATGTGGATCTTTAAGTTCCACATTTTCAAGTTTTTGTTGAGATCCCCAGTCTTCTGGATATTTCTCAAGTTGTTTAATCACCTTTGATACATCTATTTTATCCTTTATAATCTTGATACACTTACCCATAACTAAACTCTTTCTGTGCAGTTTCGTCAAGTGCTTGCATTACTTCGGTAGTAAAATACTTTTCTGGATCTTTAAAGATTTCTTTGGCATAAAGTTTTTTACCATTAATCTCATAACGCCCTGCTACATTTTTCCAAAGTCCACCAAGTTCACCAAGCTCAAGAAGACCGTAGTACTTATCAAGGCCGCGCTCATCATAAAATAAACGAATTTCGACAACTTTATTCTCCTTGCTTAAACGTGACTTAGCAGTCTTTGCTTTGATAATGTTTCCAACGATATCCGTTCCATCCTTTTCTTTTTTCTTACTGAGATATACGATAGTAGAACTGGCATACTTAAGACCAGAACCACCTCCCATTTCTTTAGTAGGAACATATGCGCCGATAACATCGTAGGTATGATTGGTTACAATCATTGGTATTTTTGCTTGACCAAGTTTGAGTGTCAACATTCTGAATGCACCCTTTACAAGTTGAGATTTGGTCATATCTCTGACTTGTTTTTCGTTCAGGGCATCAGTAATTTCTTTATCAGTCGAGAGCATTCCCAAAGAATCTAAAACAAACATACAAGGTTTGCGTTCATCTACAGGTGCCTTCAAATATATATCAACTGCTTTGAGTGCCTTGTTTCTAAAGTCCTCAATCGTTACAACTCTTACAACTACAAGTCGGGTAGTATCAACTCCACGACTTTCTAAAAGTGATTTACTGATTGCTGCTTCAGTATCAAAATACAAACAGTATCCATCAGGATGACTATCAAGAAAATTCTTAACGACTGCCAAACTGAAGAAAGTTTTTCCTGTGCTGCTTTCACCTGCGATTGCAGTAATCTTGTTACCAGAAACCCCACCAAAGATGCTGCCACTGACAAGAGCATTAAAAATGTATGAACCAGTGTCCACGTATGTCTCAGTTTCATCAATATTGGATGCGAGTTCTGTGTATTCATCACCAATTTCTTTTACTATATCTTTTAAGAAATCCATTAGTTAAAAAAAGAATCAAGGGTTGCTGTTTTTGTAACTTCCCATCCAATACAATCAAGAATTGATTTGAGAGGGTCTAAAAATGCCTTCTCAAATTGTAACTCATAATCTATGTATTTGTCAAGGTTGAGTTCCTTTGGGAATTGTTGAATAAAGGAAATGATGTTTTCGTGAATTGGATTTGGTTTTTTCAAATAACAAAACTTAATCTTTTCACCATTATTGATTATAGAATATTTATGAGAGAGTTTTTTCTCCTTTACATAATAATTATATAAAAGAGCACCACGAACGTGAATGGGAGTTCCCTTTGAATATATTGTTGCTGGTGATTGATACTTCTGAACGTCTGATACCGAGCGGGGGAAAGATATTTGCTCTGGTGGAAGTTTTTCAAACTTTTCACGACATTTTTCAATATAAGCAATCACCTCATCTTCTGTTCCACTCATCATCAGTTTCAGAGCATCCTTAATCATTTGACGACAAGGTGCTGGTGTAGAAGATTTGACTGCCTCAATACCCATCATTTTGAGTTTGGGTTCTTCATATCGCACACCTTCACTATCCCAGACATTGAGAATGTATCTTTTTTTAGCAGTCCAAATTCCACGATCAGCAATATTCTCACGTTTCATTTGCATCTTTTGATCATATGCATTTACATAGTTGGCCAGTTCTTGGTAACAACCTTCAATATACTTCTCAAGTTCCACCTCACAGATCTTATCAAGGAACGTGACAATGCTCTCAGTAGTTTTCTTTCTTCCTTTGTATACATCTTCAACCAAAGGACCCAAGTTGAGGTAAATACTATCAGTGTCAGAAGCAATAACATAATCAACTCCATCTGTCTTAAGAATTTTATTTAAATATTGATTCATTTTATTTTCAATCCAACGAATCGCAACCTGACCACTTAAAGTAATTGCCTCAGCATTTTCAAGTTTATAATATCGGAAGTATTGATTACCTACGGCACCATAAGCAGAGTTAAGAGAAATCTTCTTTGCCATCTGAATATTATTACATCGGGCAATTTCTTTAAGTAATTGTTTATCTTTGGTTTTTTCGTATTGTTTTTTTGCCTCAATCATCTTCTTCTTAAAGATGACACGTTCGTTATACATTTTTTCCATTAGTTCAGGAAGAAATCCACGAACATCCTTGCGATACATTGCACCATTTGCACATACTGCATAATCCTTATATTCTTCAAAATCAAGTTTTTGATTTAAGATTTTATCTACCGAAACCGTTGGATGACGTTTATCAATCAAAGTTTCAGGTGAAATATTAAATTGCATAATCAAATGTGGATATAGGCTATTTAAGTCAAAATTGACAACCCAATCATATATTCCAGGTTTTGGTTCTTTTACATAAGCACCGGCATATTTTTCATTCTTGGAAGAACGATTTTTTTGAGGAATAACAATATTTCTTTTCTTCAGGTAATTGTAAATAATATTGTCCCACATACGAACCTGATAGAATACATCAGTAAAATTGACTCGGGCATCAAATGCCATCGTCAGTGCCAATTCAATCAGTTTCATCTTGTCTTCCAATCGGTCAACAAGTTCCACGTCAACAATATTATACTCAATAAACTTCTGCCAGTTTTTAGTATAAAACTCTTTGAAGGTTTCATACTCGGAGTGATCTAGTTTTTTCTGTCCGAGTTCAACTTCGGCAATATAATCCAACCGATAAGATTCTTGTGTCTTATAAGTAAATTTCTTATAAAGATCCATATAATCAAGTTGAGTCACTCCACCAATATCAAATGTCGTATGTTTACGTCCATTAATAAAGACCTCACCTTCACTCACAAGTCCCCAAAGAGACATTCTCTTCATCAACTTTTCACCAAGAACACGATTTAGTCGTTTACAGATATAAGGAATATCATAGAGTTGTAGATTCCATCCCGTCACAATTTCGGGAGTATTATCCATCCAATACTGAATAAAAGTGTTTAGAAGAGCAAACTCTGATTCACAATAATGATAAATCAAATCACTACGATTGTGAGTAAATGGTTTGACTCCCCAACTCACAATCTTCTTTGTGGCATAATCTTGTATGGTAATCGCAAGAATTTCTTCCGAGCAGGACTCAACATCAGGGAATCCATTTTCAGAAGCAACCTCAATGTCTATGGTTACAAGTTTGATTTTGTTAATATCAAACTTTATCTCTTCCTCAGAATACTTATCTGAGATGTATTGATAAATGTATCTTTCATTTCCATAAATTTCAAATCCATCTACATTCTCATACTTCTTCAGAAACTCACGACAATCTTTTACAGTTCCCGGTTGAACCGCATCAACAACCTCACCAGATAATGTTCTGTATTTGCTTTCCTTTTTGGATTTTACAAAAAGAGTTGGTTTAAATTCTTCTCTAAATTCAATGTGCTTTCCATCTTCATATGCCCGAACCAAGAAATAATTTCCAATTAACTGAACATTAGTATACCAACGCATTATGCAATTAAGTCCTCGTATTTTTCAAGAAGAGTAGGAGTTGGATCTGCAAGAGTTAAGATTTTATCAGAACTTATCATAAAGGTGTCTTGCTTCGTAACTTTGTGTAAAAGTGCTTGTAGTGTGTGTTCACCTTCCTTATATTCAGTTACAATATGTGGATTTATCAGTTTACAATCTGGTTCTCCAATATCTGCACCAATCTCTTCAATCTGTGAGATTAATATTTGATTGTTCACCATCAACAGAATCTTTATCATCTTTTCCATAATTCATTACGTCCTCAATGTACATTTGTGTTAGTCGGGCAATTGGTTCAACAATCGTCACAACCCAATCCGAAGGAACTGGTATGACTTTATCAACCGTTAATGGCATCCAAGGATATAAAGATACTTGAAATGCTGATTTTTTTTGTTCTTCTGTGGATTCTTCGGTCAGAAGAGTCGGTTCTCGCATTTTTACAATACAAGGTTTATTTAGAAAATATCCGATTACGTGACGATTTTCATCTTCTCCAGAAACCATCTCTGAAATATCTGCGATCAAATCTTCTCCAGATTTTAAAAGCAAAAGTTTTACTGTCATTTACACTCCATATCTCCTCTTATTATACACAAAAAAAGGGGAGGTGTCAATCTGGGTTTTGCCAGATTACCTCCCGTATAGGCAACAATAGTTAATGGGTGGCCCCACGCAATACTATTTAGAACCAGACTTTCTTTTTCTGATGCTCTGGAATAATGCGTGTCAGTTTAATCACAAGTAGTCCATCATCAAACTCAACTCCGGTGACTTCTACATCATCAGAAATCGTCCATACTCTGGTGAATGATCTTTTTGCAAGTCCCTGATGTAAATATTCACCATCTTCTGTGGAGTCTTTTTGACCTTCCACAAATAACTTATTGTTTTCTGTATAAACAGAAATTTCTTTTTTCTTAAATCCTGCAAGAGCAATCTCAACTCTTGTGGCAGTATTACTTTCTTTAACTACATTATATGGTGGATAGTTTGACTCTGTTTGATGTAGAGAGTTAAACCGATGAATCCATTCATCCATACCAATAGAATATTTGTCAATATCATTGAGAAACTTCTCAATGTTTCCAGCATTATATTTTGCGAGTGTTGGGTACATAATGGTTCTCCTTAAAAGCAAGAGTGTGTAAATATCAGACCCGAAGCATCTGATATTACTAATTATACACCAATCATAAAAAAACGGGGTAGTGAACCCCGTATGATTTTATTCGGTTTCTGCTGTCTTTCCCTTTTTACCAATATTATACTTCTGTTCTAAAATCCAATCACTCTTGTCCTTGTATGCTAATACTTTGATTTGATTGAGAGGTGCAATATCCAAGATTCTGTCTTCATCTACGACTGTTACAAGTCCCCAATCCAAAAGTAAACGAACAATACGATTTCTTCTCTGAACATCGTTTACAGTCAGATTTGCGTGTTTACCATCCAGAGCAAACAACTCTTTGAAATGAACAATAAAATATCTACCTTGCTTATGAAGAATGTGGCAAGATTGATAGAGTTTTTTCTCTTTACGAGATGCCACTCCAATACGTGTCAAAGTCTCACGAACCTTTAAGAAGTCGTCAGGCTCATTCAAAATCACTTCTACCATTTGGTCTTGAGACCATTCAACAGTAGGTTCTACCGTATTCATTTTGTTCCTCCAGTATCAAGTCGTTGTTTAATAAAGTTAATCTGTTCTTTTGATAAAATTTTCAGTGCCTGAGATGCCTTTTCATTACTATATCCATAGTATTGTTTTATACACTCCAAGTCCTTGACTTTATCTTTATGGAGCCAGGGAGAAAATCTCTTCCGTTTCCTTACAGTATTTAGATAAAATGAATATTGCATATCTTTATCTAAAGAATGATGAAGATTCATTTCATTTGTAAAAAGAATACAATCAATACTTCCAGATAAACATTTGTTGATAATGTAGGGCAAATACTCACGGATACTACCGGAATCAGTTTCCATAATATTGTTTTTTGTCTGATTGATAGAGTTTAACCAATCTTTGAGTTCATAAGTCATCAATGAGTCCTTCACTTTTTAGTTTATTATAATTATAGCATCCATTAAAATTGGATTGGATTTTTGGATTTTTATTATAATTAAAAAGCAGAAGTTCTTTTCGTTGTTTTTGATCTCGCATATATTCACCTACAGAACGCATCGTATAAGTCAAATCAAATTCGGCAACATTCCAGTTCTTAAAGCGATCCTTTACAAGTTGATCTGAATTATAACTTATCAATTGATCCATATTGTTATTATCGCAATCAGCAGCAAACTTATCGTGATCAAATCCTTTGTGCATTGATCCTTTGTTGCCATAGAGATTATCCTTAATGTCATAAGG